CCATTCCTAGGCACCATTTTATTTAATAAGATTTTATAAAATTTGAAAAGTGCTAAAAATCGTAAGTTTTAAAAGCTAAAAACTTAATAAAGTTTTATAAATATCTATAAAATGTAAAAATTACAACAGACAAAAAACAGACAAAGTTAAAAGAGATTCAATCAAGAATCTCTTATTTTTTTATAAGTTATTCAGTTTATCCAAAACTTCTAATTTCTTCTCTTTCATTACGTGTGTATAAATATCCATAGTAGTAGCTATATCTCCATGTCCTAGCAAGACTTGAACTGTTTTAATTGGGATATCCAGCTCAAATAGTCTAGTAGCATAACTATGCCTTATCGAGTGAAAACTCCTATGCGGAATATTAAGTTTTTTACATATAGAGGCAATTCTTCTCTGAGGCTTTTTTGGCTCAATAGGTTTACCAAGATTAGAAAAAATCAATTGGCCTTGACGTGGGATATCTTTTAGCAGCTCCTGGATCTTATCTGGTAATGGAATTTCTCTTGCACTATTTTTAGTTTTCAATTCCTTAAAGGTATAGGTTAATTTTCTATCATCTACTTTATCCACATCTACATTTCTTCTATACTGTCTAGTAATCTTAACCATATTATCCTTAATATCGCTCCATTGTAGCCCTAAAACTTCTCCAAGTCTTAGCCCTGTGTAAAATGTAAAGTAAATTAAGCAGTCAACTATATCTCTCTTGTCTAAAGTTTTAAGAACCATTTCCTGCTCTTGCTTAGAGAACACATTTATATTTTCTTTTTTAGTTATTTTCTGTAATGTTACTCCAGGACAGAAGTCTTTCATCATAATCCCTTGTATGATTGCAAACTTTATACAAGAGTGAATTTGGATATAAGTCTTTTTAATGGTATTAGCAGTAAAGTCTTTTTGTAGTTCATTAAAATACTGCTGCAAGTCCTTTAAAGTTATTTGATTAGCCTTTTTTCTAGCAATAGAATAGTTCATTAATCTTAATCTATAACTTGCTTCATATTCATAAAAAGTATTGGGGCTAACTTCTATCTTTTTAAAATTAAAGATCCAGTCTTTGAAAAGTTCTCCAAAACTAATATCAGAATTAGATAAACTGTTAGTCTTAGCTTGGTATTTCGCTGTATTCATTTTATCCAGTACCACAGACTTTTTATAACTACCAAAACTTTTTCTAATCTGTTTACCGTTACTATCCCAACCAACAGTGATATTAGCTTTGTAGTAAGGTTTACCATTTCTTATAACAGTAGAGATAGTACCTTCTCCATTAGCTTTTCTACCTGCCATACAAAATCACACTCCTTTCAAATTGCATAAAAAGCAAGAGTGTGCTATAATCTAATTACGAATCAAAAAGATATAACCACTCTTTTTAGCCCCTATAGTGATACTGCGAATGTCACTGCTGGGGTATTTTTTTTTGTTATTTAAAAAAATCTAATTCTAGCTCAGATAGATCAAAATCTCTAAATGGTCCTACTTTTAAAGATTTTATACTTTGATAAAATTTCATTTCTAGCAAGGTGTTTCTAGGGTAAAAATACAATTTTGACAGATGATCACAAATAAATTGAGAGGGCATAAAATTTATACCAAATATAGTAGATATTTCGTCTGCTCTTATAACATTAAATTCTTTATTATGCTCCTTTATTTTAGCTATCACGGGAAACGGAGCTAGAATATGTTTAGCAAAAGAATTAGCTTCTTTTTCAAAGGGATGCTCTCCTTTATTGTAGTGTGTTAAATCATATTCTAATCTTTTTAAATGCCCCATTTTAATATGCCCAAACTCATGAGAAATAGTCCATCTTATCGTTGCACAATCATCTAAATCGTTATACACAATTAAGTATATATCTTTTATTGAGTCGTATAATGTAAAACCATGTTCAGATCCGTAAATATTAACTATTTCACTATGAGTTAACTTAAATAGTTTTTTAAATTTTGAATAAGACATCAATTTTATATTTGGATATTTGCGAATGATTTTTTTTATGTCAATTGGTATTTCTCCATCAGAATGTTGAATTAATATCTCATACGCTAATTGTTCAGCCCTTTTATAATCTGGATTGTAATCATATATCACTATAGTTATTCCTCCTCATCAAAATCTTCAATATTATCAAAAGTAAGTTCCATTAATTTTTGTAATCTAACTAGCTCCTCCTCTGTCATTTTCTTAGCATTTCTAGCAACCCATCTGAATCTAGGAGATTCTACCTTTTCATCTTCTGAATGTAATAGAGCGTGTCCTACTTCATGTGTCCATCCCATCAAATATGCTGGGGTAGTTTTTAAAGCTACAGATAATTTTTCAATCTTATCACTTGGAATATTAATACTACCTTTTTCATATTTTAAAATAGTAGAAGGTGTTACTCCAATTTCATTAGCTAATTTTTCAAGAGTGTACCCTATTTTTTGTCTTTCTTCTCTAATTCTTTCCCCAATACTTTTCATAATAATTCCTCCTTGTTCTTAAAATAAATATAGCATAATTTTTCCCATAAAGCAATAAAAATTTATAATATATGGAAAAAAATTTCTTGACAAGACAAAATAGTTATGATAATATTATGTCGTAATAAGACAAAAGGAGGTGAAGCTCAAGTGATAAACATCGATAAGTTAAATGGCAAGATAGCAGAAAATAGACTTACAAGAGAAAAATTAGCAAAAGCTATGGGAATCAGTGCTAGAGGATTATCTCTTAAGTTAAAAAAAGGAATTTTTAATAATATTGAAATAGAAAAATTAGTACAAATTCTCAAAATAGAAAATCCTATGGAGATTTTTTTTGAAAATTTTATGTCGTAATAAGACAAAGAATAAAAAGAAAGGAGTGATTGAATGAGTGACCATATAGTAAAAGTTGAAAATATAAATGGTGTATTAGTAACAACAAGTAATAGAGTAGCTAAGGAATTGGGTGTAGAACATAAAGACTTATTAGAAAAAATTGATGGGTATGTTAAAAAATTTAACTCAGCGGAACTTTCCGCCCAGTTCTATATACCTAGTAATTACAAGGATAGAAGTGGTAAATCTAATAGAAATTATTTAATAACTAAAAAAGGAGTAGCTCAATTAGTAGGAGGGTATTCAGCAGCAGTAGAGAAAGCATTTCAATTGAATGTAGATTATATAAATGAATTTGAAAAAATGGAAAACTTTATAAAAGAAAACTTAGTGAAAAGAGCTGATATTAACGATATAGATGAAACTAAAAAGAAAAACCTAGAGATAAGGGAAAGGTACTCTAAAGTAAAACTAGCAGAAACTTTAAAGAGCTTAATTCCTTATTCTAATAGTGAAATGTACAAAGAAATATTAGTATCTGAAACAGCTAAAATTTTAACTGGAAAAGAATTATTACCACCTTTGAGAGTACAAGAAAAAACATTAACTGCAACAGAAATTGCAGATATATTTGATATAACTCCAAATATGGTAGGAAAAATAGCAAATGCTAATAATTTAAAGACAGAAGAATTTGGCTATTGGGTGCATGAAAAAGCTGCTCATTGCAATAAAGAAGTACCTAATTTTAGATATTTTGCAAAAGTAATAGAAGAATTTAAAAAGTATGTGAAAAAACCAAAAGAGAAAAAATAAAAAGGAGAGGTTGAATGGAAAATATAAACTTAACTTATACTTATGAAGAATTGAACAAAGAAAAATCATTTTTACTTTTATCTAATTTTATATGTGAAATAGTAACGCAAAAAGCAGATAAATATATTATTAAAGAAGATGAAAGAATTTTATCAGTGGGTGAAGTTCAAAATTTATTTATCGATAGATTAGCTGCAAAAGATGATGAAGAATATGACAAGTTAATATCTGAAATTATGGATAAAATTTTATTTTAAACAATCAATGGAGGGACTAATATGGATAAGTTAAAAGTTGAGAAGATAAAAAGATTTATTAAAAGAGTAAAGGATTTAGATCTTGATTACAGAATAGCTTGTGAAGGGCATGAAACAGATGATACTTTAACTGCTAAAGATTTATCTGAAATAGATTATCTGAATGTCTTTATTTCTGAAAATGTAGTGGTTAATGTTAATTTTAAATCTGCTATAGATATTTGTTTTTGCCACGATTTCCCAATTCTATTTGGAAGAGCTTTTGTATCTCTTGATTTTAAAGATTTAGAAGAAGCCTACAAAGCGGCTAAAAGAATAAAAGTAATAGCTAAAGATATTTTTTAAAGGAGATCATTATGGAAAATATTTATAAAGGTTTTAAAGTAGAAGGAACAACAGAAGAAATAAAAAAGTTAAATCAGCTCATAGAAGATAAGAAACTAACGAGAGAAGATTTAACTTTAATATTAAAAGTTATGGAAAAAAATGATGGTGAAAAAGTACAAATTTTTAAAGCTGGAATATACGAGGAATATGATATTGAAATTAAAGGTAAGTATTCTTCAAAAAATGAAAAAATTCATGCTCCAGATAAATGTTTAGTTATCCTTGTTGATATAAGCTAGATAAGATTTATAAATAGTTTTAAATTCTGATATAGGTGCTAAAGCTCCATACTTTAACTTGCTATTCATATAAGATATTAATCTGTCTTCTTCAGATGTATCAGGGAAAGTCTTATCTCTTAATATATCTCTAGCAATATCACCTTTAATACTATCAGAATTTAGGTACTGAGATGTTTTTAACCATTCAATAAAAGATTTCAAAGCGATCACCTCCTTTGAGATGATTATAACACAAAAGAAAAAGGAGAAAAAAAATGGAAGACTTATATTTTAAAGATACAGAATCAAAATTAATATTTGGATTATTAGAATTAAAAGATAGACAACAATTAGACTTTTTAGACATAGACTGCAAACACTTCTATGATAGAAATATAGCGAAAGAATGGTATGAAAAGAATAAAGTTATTTTAGAAAATAGTAAACATGAACTAAAAGACAGAGTATTAGGAATGCTTTATCAAGTTTATCAAATGATGATTGCATAAAATTTAAGGGAGGATAAAAAATGAAAATAGTAAAAATAAATAATGTCCCTGTAAAAGGGATACCTTTAAAAAATATAAAACTAGTAGGTGGGAAAGTAATTATAGATGGAAAAGTAATTATAAAAAAGTAGGAGGATTAAAAAATGTTACACTGCACAATTCTAAAAAAGTACTGGGATAGAGAAGAACTTAAAGGATTGAATTTTAAAAGAGCATTAGCTATTATTCAACTAATGGAACTTTGGGAGGGAGAAAATGACTAGAAACGAAATAGCTGTAAGAGAACTTTTAAAAGAAAGTAAAAAAGCAACTCTTTATGACGTTGTGAAGTATAAAGTTGTGTGGTTAATTAAAGTCATTTTTGGGGCGTACATGAAGTACGTAGAGTTGTATGACTTTGAAGGGCTTATATGGGAAGAAGGTGCAGAATGGGAGTTGTAAAAGGATCATTTATTGCTCGTGAAAGCTTGTTTAAAAATCATAAATATGTAGTTGCTCTTAATACCACTTCTGAAAAATATCAGGCTTATGTAGTTTTAAATCCTGGGGATGATATTAATCAGGTCTCATTAACTCCAGAAATGAGCTATTACACGGATGACTGGACTTATGGGGCTATAAGTTTTAAAACAGATGATGCTAGATGCAATAACTCAATATATTATGAGAATAAATGTCAGGATATTATTACTCAGCTGACAGCAAAAATTAACTAGAAAGGAGAGATTAAGATGTCAGAAAAGATGTTGTTAACAATGCCAGAAACAGCAGAACTCACAGGAATAGGTTTACAAAAATTAAAACAGATTGCAAGAGAATACTCTGATTTTCCTTTTATAAAAGTTGGTGTAAAGCATCTTGTTATAAAAGAAAAATTGGCAGATTGGTTTATGAAGCACAAGGGAGAAGAGTTATGAAGAAACTAGCATTGGTAATAGCTAGCATATTAGCAGCATACAAAAGAAAAACATCTGTAGTAAGTGACCAAACAAATACAGATGTCTCAAGAAAAAATATTTAGGTAATATATTTTACTTAAATTATACATTAAAAAATTTAAGATTTCAAGGAGAAATGTATGATAACAATAAATTTACTTGAGTGTGTACAAAGAGAATTAAAAAACAATAATAGAAGTTATCCTGATGTAACAGAGGTTTTTATTAAAGGTAAATATAGAATAGATACTTACAACTTCTATAAGTGTGCAGCCAATATAAATTATGATCCAACTAGAGAACTTATAGATCCTGGACTAATTATAAAAGGAAATGATTTTATCATAGATGTGAGATTAGCAAGGGGATATGCGACCGTTTTAAATTTCATAGATTTAAAAGCACCTGAAAAAACAGTACAAATGCCATGTTTAATTTCTCATAGAGATGGAATGTATGTAGGTGATTAAGTGTGGGAATAAAAGTTAATCAATTTTACGATAATGTAGACTGTCCTCGTGAGTTCGTTTGTGCTTACTGTGGAGTTCATGTCTATGTTACCGATGTAAAAGATAAAAGAGTTAAGTACTGTAGTGCTGTTTGTGAAAAACAGTACTGGAGAGAAAAATCTAAACAGAATGCAGCATACAAAAAAAGAAGTCGTGAAAAAGTCCTTGGACTTAGAAATTACAGTGCAAAAGGTATGGCAATTAAGTTATATAAAGAAAAGAAAGAAGCTGAAGAAATGGAATGGAAGGAGAGAAAAGAATGAATACATTAAGCGATCTAAACTCAAAATTATTTGAACAAATGGATAAACTTAGTAAAGAAAATATTTCAGAAGAAGAGTTAGAGAAGGAAATTAGTAGAAGCGAAACTATGATAAAACTTGCGACTGTGATTATTAGCAATGGTGAGTTAGCTTTGAAAGCAGCAAAGTTTAAAGATGACATGATGGATGCAACAGCTAAACTACCTAAAATGCTAGAGGGATAGAATATGAAAAAATACACTGATGAAATGATTGAGTTCTTGAAAGAAGTTACTCCACAGAAAACATATAAAGAAATAACGGAGCTTTTCAACAATAAGTTTAATTTAGACACAACTGTAGAAACGATGAAAGGTCTTCTTAGTAGAAAAAAGATCCACACTGGAACTCTAGGGCGGTTTAAGAAAGGCTCTATTCCTTGGAATAAAGGGAAGAAGGGGTATATGAAAGCCAACAAAACTTCTTTCAAGCCTGGAAATATTCCTGCCAATTGGAAGCCTGTTGGAAGTGAAAGAATTAATGCAGAAGGTTATACACTTATAAAAGTTTCCAATGAAGGTGGTATGTGGAAGAGATGGGCTCTGAAACATAGAATTGTATGGGAACAACATCATAAAAAGAAGATTCCAAGAGGCTCTGTAATCATATTCGCTGATAATGACAGAAGTAATCTAAATGTAGATAATTTAATTTGTATAACGAGAAATGAATTAAAAATTCTTAACATATGTGGATTAATTAAAAATGATGCTGAGTTAACTAAGACTGGATTAAATATAGCAAAAATTAGAATTAAATTAGCTGAGTTAAGGAAGGAGAAAAAAGAATGAATATAAAGGAATATAATTCTCAAAATGCTGGAAAACAAGCATTGGTTTTAGAAGAAAATGAAATAAAAAGTTTAATGCATTTTTCTACTATTGCTAAAAATGAAAGTGCGAATGGCTTAATAGTATCAGGAAGTTATGCTGGATTCACCGATACATACAGATTAGCAGTAGTAAGAGATACAAGAGAGGAATTACCAGGAACAGATACTAAAATTTACTCTGTATCAGTATTAGAAGAACTAAAAAAAGCTAAATCTATGGCAGTTTTGAAAGATGGAAGATTAGCCATTCAAGTAAAAGATGAAGTAACAGAATATAATCCTATTCCTAATGCAAATGTACCTGATATAAAAACATTCATTAATAACTACGAATATGAAAACTATTCAAGTGGAAAAGCCATGGAAAAAATAACTGATGATATAGTCTGGAAAATGTTAAAACTAGTAGATTCATCTGACATAAAAAGATATTTCTCTTTTGAGGATGGAAAACTGATAGTAGAAGCATATCCTAATGGAAATTCAGTACTGTTGTTAGATGTTTTAGAGCTTGATAATAAAGGAGCTAAGTTAAAAACTACTCTGAATTTTAAATATATGGACTTATGGCTAAAGTATGTGAAAGATGAAAAATTTGATATTGCTTTAGCTAAAAATAATAGGAATGCTTGTCAGTTCAGAAAGGATAATCTATTTTATATAGTTATGCCTGTGGCATTGAGAGATTAAAGGAGTTGATAGGAATGTCTAAAATAGAAGAAGTTTTGGAGTATATAAGAAGTAACACTCATTCAACAAATAAAGAAATTTCAGAAGATTTGAATATAAGCGAAGGTGTTGTTAGAACTTATTTAAATAGATTAAAAAATAAAGGATACCTAGAAAAGATAGGTACGGAATATAAAGTTTTAAAAGAAATGCCCGTTAACAAATCTAATTACAAGCAAGAAATTATAAAAGAAATGTTGGAATCGTACATGGATGACTTTAGAGAACTTAAAGTAATAAACGAGAAGGTAAGAATTGGAGAGCTTATTATCAGACTCGTGGATAAATTGTAGGTGATGGAAATGTTTTTAATAAATGATAGTTATTATGAGCTAGTTTTAGAAGATGGCGACATTGCTGTTTTAGAAAATATAAGAACTGGAGAACCTTTAACGATAAATATTAAAGAACTCTGGAATTATGCAATATGAAAGGAGGTGTTCAGTATGCTGGAAAATAAAAAGTCTGTTGTGACCACCACATCATCAACAGACCAACAACCAATATTTGATTATATAGTACAACAATTTATTAAAAAATGCAAATAGGAGGATATAAAAAAATGATAAAAATAGAATTTACAGGAAGTGTAGAAGAAGTTAGCAAAGAAATATTAGATTTTGTAAGGGGAAACTATATAAATCTATCTGAAAATATAGCTCTCCCAAAATCAGATACAGAAAAAGCAATAGCTAAGGCAATAGAAAAAGCTACCACTAAAGTAGAAGAGAAAAAAGAACCTGTTAAAAAGGTAGAAGAAGCACCTGCTCAAAAACTACCTATAGTACCAGCTAAAAAAGAAGAAGCACCTGTAGCTGTAGCAACTCCTTTACCTACTAAGACAGCTGAGTATACTGCAGATGATTTACAAAGAATTGCAGCAGATTGGGTAAATAAGGATATAAGTAATAACAGACCAGCATTAGTAAATCTATTAGCTAGTTTTGAAGTTAAAGCTATCACATTTTTACCAAAAGAAAAATATGGAGCTTTTGTTCAAGAACTTAAAAAATTAGGAGCTGATGTTTAATGGCACATGCACTATTAGGACCTTCTAGTGCTACAAGGTGGATAGCTTGTCCACCTTCTGTCAAACTCTGTGAACAATTTGAAGATGTTGAAAGTGAATATGCAAAAGAAGGAAGTTTGGCACACGAGATAGCAGAATTAAAAGTAAGAAAATTAATAGATCCTGGTTTAACTTCAAGAAAGTTTACATCCGCTATGAAGAAGCTGAAAGAAAAAGAACTTTATCAGGAAGAAATGCAAGGCTATACAGACGAGTATGTAGAGTTTATTCAAGAACAGATGTACTCTTACTCAACTACTCCTCATGTTGCAGTGGAACAGAAAGTAGATTTTTCACAGTATATTCCTGGTGGGTTTGGTACAGCTGACTGTATTCTAATCTCTAATGATACCTTACATGTCATAGATTTTAAATACGGGAAAGGTGTTCCTGTAAGTGTTGAAAATAATGCTCAATTACTTCTGTATGCATTAGGTTCTTATCTTGCTTATGAAATGATATATCCTATAGAGCATATTAAAATGTCAATCGTACAGCCAAGACTTAACGATATAGACACTTGGGAATGTAATCTTGATTACTTACTAGCTTTTGCTAAGATAGCCCAAGAAAAGGCTGTAATGGCTTTAAATGGAGATGGTGATTTTAACAATGGTGAACACTGCAGATTTTGCAAGGCAAAAGCAATTTGTAAAGCGAGAGCTAATGCAAACCTTGAGCTTGCAAAATATGAGTTTAAAGCAGCTGACCAATTAACCTTAGAAGAAATAGGACAAATATTAGAAAAGGCAAAAGATTTGGATAAGTGGGTAAAAGAAATAGAGAAATACGCATTATCAGAAAGCTTAAAAGGAAATAACATTCCTGGTTGGAAAGCAGTGAATGGTAAAGGCAGTAGGAGTTTTAAAAACACTGATGATGCTATAAAAGTACTTAAAGAAAATGGAATAGCTGAAGAACTGTTATATGAAAGAAAGTACTTAACTTTAGCACAAATAGAAAAGGTAATAGGTAAAAAAGATTTTAATAATTTAGTTGGAGATTTAATAGTTATGAATGCAGGGAAGCCAACTCTTGTAGAAGCTTCAGATAAAAGAGAAGCTATAACAAACAAGATAAAGGCTGAAGATGAATTTAGTGCAGTTGATGATATTAATAATATATAAAAGGAGAAGTGATAGTAATGGCTAATGAAACAAGAGTAATGACAGGGAAAGTGAGATTAAGTTATGTGCATTTATTTAAACCTTATGCAGCAGAAAAAGGGCAAGAAGAAAAGTACAGTTGTACAATTCTAGTTCCAAAGACTGATGTACAAACTAAAATGAAACTAGATGCAGCTATAAATGCAGCAATAGAAAAAGGAATTAGCAGTGTGTGGAATGGAGTTAAACCTCCAAAACCAACTATCCCAATATATGATGGAGACGGAGTGAGACCATCAGATGGCCAAGAATTTGGACCCGAATGTAAAGGGCACTGGGTGTTTACAGCAAGTGCAAAGATTGATTACCAACCAGGGATAGTAGACTCGAAGCTACAACCAATTCTTAATCAATCTGAAATATACTCAGGAATTTATGCAAGAGTATCCTTAAACTTTTTCCCATATGCAGTAAGTGGTAAGAAAGGAATAGGTTGTGGACTTGGAAATGTTCAAAAGCTAATGGATGGAGAGCCTTTATCAGCTGTAGGAATTAAAGCAGAAAATGAATTTGATGAGGTAGAAATAGATCCAGTTACTGGAGAACCAATTCTATAAAAAAACTTATAAGAAGGGCAGTGTGAAAACTGCCTTTCAATTTCAAAAAAGGAGCGATTATGAGAACTTTAAATATTGATATAGAAACATTCAGCTCTGTAGACATAGGAAAATCAGGTGCTTATAAATATGCAATGAGTGATGATTTCCAGATACTGTTATTCGCTTATTCTATTGATGGCCAAGATGTAAAAATAGTAGACCTTGCACAAGGTGAAACTATACCACAAGAAGTATTACACCTTTTAAAAGATGAAACTTGTATTAAGTATGCTTATAATGCTGTCTTTGAGTGGTGGTGTTTGAATATGGCTGGAATAGAAACTCCTTTAGAGCAATGGCAATGCACAATGGTTCATGGTCTTTATTGTGGATATACTGCAGGTCTTGCTGCAATAGGTAATGCTATGGGTTTACCACAAGATAAGAAAAAACTTACAACTGGAAGTGCATTAATTAGATATTTCTGTATTCCATGTAACCCAACTAAGAGCAACGGAAACAGAACTAGAAACCTGCCACATCATGCTCCAGAAAAATGGGAATTATTTAAAGAATACTGTATACAAGACGTAGTTACTGAAATGGAGATAGGTAGAAGATTAAGTGCATTTCCTGTCCCTGATAGAGAATGGAAGCTTTGGGTGTTAGATACATTCATGAATGCATACGGAGTAAGAGTTGATAGTGAGTTAGTGAATGGTGCTCTGTATATAGACGCATTATCCAGGGCTAATTTACTAGAAGAAGCAAGAGATATAACAAAGTTAGACAACCCCAATTCTACAAGTCAGTTACTAAATTGGTTAGAAGAAGCTGGAGAAGAAGTTGAGAATTTGCAAAAAGCTACAGTAGGAAAAATGATAGATATTCTAGATGATGGAAAAGCTAAAAGAGTTTTGGAAATAAGGCAAGAGCTTTCTAAAACATCTGTTAAGAAATATAAAGCTATGGACGAAGCTATGTGTAAAGATGAAAGAGTTAGAGGTCTCTTACAATTTTATGGTGCTAACAGAACTGGTAGATATACAGGAAGATTAGTTCAAGTACAGAACTTGCCTCGTAACTATATAGAAACTTTAGATGTAGCTAGAGATGTTATTAAAAAAGGTGATGGTGAACTTTTAGAAATGCTTTATGGAAATATACCTGATACCTTATCACAGCTTATCAGAACAGCATTTATCCCCTCTGAGGGCAATCATTTTGTTGTGTCAGACTTCTCAGCAATAGAGGCAAGAGTTATAGCATGGCTTGCTGGAGAAGAGTGGAGAATGGAAGTGTTTAAAACTCATGGAAAAATCTATGAGGCCTCAGCATCTCAAATGTTTGGAGTGCCAATAAATACCATCGCAAAAGGTGAAGAAAACTATCATCTTAGAGCTAAAGGAAAAGTTGCAGAACTTGCACTAGGATACCAAGGTAGTGTTGGAGCTTTAACTGCTATGGGTGCAGCTGATATGGGCTTAACCGATGAAGAAATGAAAGACATTGTAGATAGATGGAGAAAATCATCAAAAAGAATTGTGGAGTTGTGGTATGCATTAGAGAATGCCTCTGTTGAAGTATTAGAGACTGGAGAACCGCAGATAGTTAAATGCGTAAAGTTAGCTAAAGAGTATGACTTTATTTATGGTCAAGACTTTTTCACAATTGAATTGCCAAGTGGTAGAAAACTTTTCTATCCAAAACCATTTTTAAAAGAAAATCAATTTGGGCAAATGCAGATGCATTACATGGGGATTAATCAAACATCTAAGAAGTGGGAAGTTATCCCAACTTATGGCGGTAAATTAACAGAAAATATTGTACAAGCTATCGCAAGAGACTGCTTAACAGAAACTTTGCTAAGAGTAAAAGATAAAGGTTGGCCAATAGTGTTCCACGTGCATGACGAGATAATACTAGATGTTCCAAAGTCTGTGGAGTTAGAAGAAGTTATAAAAACTATGACAGAAGAAATTAGTTGGGCAAAAGGATTAATATTAAATGCTGCTGGATTTACCGGTAGTTATTATATGAAAGATTAGGAGGAAATTATGCATATAGGAAGAAAAATAAAAAAATTTAGAGATGAAAATAAAATATCTCAAACAGAATTTGCTACAAAAATAGGAGTTACACAAGGCTTTTTATCACATTTAGAAAATGGAAGACTTAATGTAGAGAGTCCTACTCTTGAAAAGAAAATACTAGTTGCTATTGGAGAAACTCCAGATAGAGATTTAAAAAAGGACTTTGAAAAAGATATAGAGTTAGCAGTTGATAACGTACATTCACCAAAGCATTATATGATACCAGGTTGTAATTTTGAATGTAAAGACTTATCTGATGTTATTGTTAGAGATATGCCTAACCCTTTAGGAACTAGAATATGGAATGTGATTAAGTACCTGGTTCGTGCAGAAAAGAAAAACGGATTAGAAGATTACAACAAGGCTGTTGAGTACTTGTCCTGGATAGAAAAAGGGAATGAAGCAGATGAATATGATAACGAAAATACTTTAGAGAACATTGCTGATAAATTAAAAACAGATTGGACTACTATCATAATGGGGATATGTGAGGGCTATACAGCTAAAAAGGCTATTTTAATGAATGAGACTTTTAGGAATTTAATTGCTTTAAACATTCCTGGAGCGATTAACTGCATATCTAAAATAATAGAACTTGGATAAAAGGAGATAGCAGATGGAGAACTCGAGAAAATTAATAATATCTGAAGCAAATAACAGACACTCTAAGGAATGGGTACGAACTGAAATTACCTGGTCTGAATTTGTAGATAGATTAGGAAAACCTAAAATAACAGCTGAAACACTAGATGAGTTCTTATCTTATTCTAAAGCTAAGCAAGATGATATTAAGGACGTTGGAGGCTTTGTTGGTGGAAAATTAAAAGGGAATCTTAGAAGAAGTGAAGCTGTTGAAAGCAGGAGTTTAATTACTCTTGACTTAGATAACTTAGCTTATGAAGATGATACTAAGATTATAAAAACTCTTAATAGTTTAGGCTGTGCTTATGCAGTGTACAGCACTCGTAAGCACCAAACTACTAAACCTAGAATTAGAGTTATTTTGCCCTTAGCTGAAGATGTGTCTGCTGATGAGTATGAACCGATAGCGAGAAAGGTAGCAGAGTCTATAGGATTACGTTATTGTGATCCTACTACCTTTCAAGCTGTTAGGTTAATGTACTGGCCTAGCCATTCTACTGATAGTGATTATGTTTTTACTTATGCTGACAAGCCTATGTTAGATGGTAAGGCAGTTCTTAATATGTATGCTGATTGGAGAGATGTAACAACATGGCCAGAAGTTCCTGATGCTCAAAAGCATCATTTGTCTTTGCTGAAGCAACAAGAAAACCCTTTAGAAAAAGAGGGAATGGTAGGGGCATTCTGTAGAAGGTTCAACATTTACCAAGCAATAGATGAGTTTTTACCTGGAGTATATGAACCTTGTGATATATCTGATAGATTAACCTTTGTGGGTGGAAGTACTACTGCTGGAGCTATTGTGTATCAAGATGGACTTTTCTTATACTCACATCATGCCACTGACCCTTGTAGTCAAAAATTAGTAAATGCTTTTGACTTAGTAAGATTACATAAATTCGGACATTTAGATATACAGGCAGATATTAAAACTCCTGTGGCCAAACTACCTTCTTGGCTGGCTATGAAAGAATGGGTATTCGCTAAGACTCCAGTCAATTCAGATTTACTTAAAGAGAGAAGGCAAAAAGCAATATCTGAATTCTCTGTCTCTAATAATCCTGATGTAGATACAGTTGAAGGTATAGTAGTTGAAGAAGATGATAGCTGGACAGCAGAACTTGTATATAACTCGAAAGATAATTCAAAAGTACTTAGTACCCTTGCTAATATAATGCTGATTTTAAGAAATGATAGAGAACTAAAATTTAAAATCTTCAAGGATATTTTCTCTTCAAGAATACTTGTAAGAAAAGATGTACCTTGGGATAGAAAATTTGAAGCTGATGATAGGTTATGGACTGATACTGATGATGCGGGTCTTAGATGGTATTTAGAAAGTAATTATGGAATCACTTCTACAAATAAAATCATTGATGGAGTTAATCTAATTGCAGAAGAAAATGCAGAAAATAAGGTTGCTAGTAGAATTCAGGCTACCTTATGGGACGGAGAAAAAAGACTAGAAACTTTATTTATAGACTACTTAGGTTGTGAAGATAATGTATACACTAGAGAAGTTTCTGAAAAATCTTTAGTCGCTGCCGCTAAAAGAGCTATATATGGTGGAATTAAATGGGATAATATGCCTATTTTAATAGGTCCGCAAGGAGTAGGTAAGAGTACTTTTTTAAAGATTCTAGGTATGGAGTGGTATAACGATAGTTTGGTTAATGTGGAAGGTAAAGATGCATGTGAGTTAATCCAAGGAAGTTGGATTCTAGAAATGGGAGAACTTAGTTCATTAAGAAAATCTGAAATGAATTTGGTAAAAAACTTCTTAAGTAGAACTGATGATGTCTTTAGAGCATCGTATGGGCGTAGAGCCCAAAAATATCCAAGAAGATGTGCCTTCTTTGGAACTGCAAATGATACTAACTTTTTAAGAGACGAAACAGGAAATAGAAGATTTTGGCCAATAGATTGTTTTATATTTAAGCCAAAAAAATCTATCTTTGATGACTTGAAAGATGAGTTAGATCAGATATGGGCTGAGGCTTGTGAACTTGCAAAAGATAAATCTTATAATTTAGTTCTATCAAAAGAAGCATTAGAATTAGCTGTAAAAGAACAGGAATTGCACTTGGAGGACAATGTATATAAGGGCATTATTTTGGATTACTTAGACAAGAAAATACCTAAAAATTGGAATACTATGGATTTATTTGCTAGAAGAACATATCTGAATGAATATGAAACTACGACTCTACAATATGATGAAAAAGATTTGGTATTAAGAGATAAAGTGTGTGCCGCTGAAATATGGGAAGAAGCTTTAAAAATGGATATTAGATACCTAAAAAAGAGCGACAGCATTGAGATTAATAAGATTTTATCAACACTATTTAAGTGGGAAAAGATAAAACAAGCCTCTAGGTTTGGAAAATATGGAGTTCAAAAAGGTTTCAGAAGAAAAATATAAAGCTAAAAATTTTGAAACTTTCTAAGTGTAACTTTTTTAAAATGTAACTTTCTATAAAAAATGCTTGTAACTCTCTTTTTTGATGTTACACAGAAAGTTACACAGAAAGTTTCATAAAAAAACATTGATACTATTAGTATTAATATATATTTGTAACTTTGTAACTTTCTTTTCTATATTAATATATAAAAATAAAGAAATAAAGGGTATATATAGTCTATAAAATCTATAAATCCTATATTTATATATATATATAAGAAAAAAAAGAAAGTTTGTTACGTTTCAGATTGGAGAAAATTCATGAAAAAAAGTGAAAGTGAAATTGAAGCATATTTAGTTAAAAGTGTAAAAAATAAAAAAGGCTTGTGTATGAAGTGGACTTCTCCAGGAAATGCAGGAGTACCTGACAGAATAGTTATAGTTCCTGGAGGAGATATCTATTTTGTGGAACTGAAAGCAGAAGGAAAAAGGGATAATTTATCCCCACTACAGAAGAATTTTATACAAAAATTAGAAAACTTAAATTGTGGGGTAAGAGTTATAGCTTCATTTCAAGAAGTAGATGAATTTATTGAGGAGGTGATGCCTAAATGAAGTTTATACCGCATGAATACCAAAAATACTGCATTGATAGAATGATAAGCGATGATAAATTGGGGCTTATGCTTGATATGGGTTTAGGAAAAACCATAATAACTTTATCTGCAATAGTAGATTTAAAATTTAATAGATTTGAAGTAGGAAAGGTATTAATAATAGCCCCGAAAAAAGTCGCAGAGGCTACCTGGACTGATGAGATAGCAAAGTGGGACCATTTATCCCTACTAAAAACATCTCTTGTTTTAGGGGGGCTACAGAAGCGTATAAAGGCACTTGCAAAAACAGCAGATATTTATGTGATAAATAGAGAGAATGTTACCTGGTTAGTCGATTACTATAAAAATGCATGGCCATTCGATATGGTGGTACTTGACGAGTGGTCTAGCTTTAAGAATCATCAATCAAAAAGATTCAAAAGTTTGAAAGTTATCAGGAACAAGATAACAAGAATTGTTGGACTTACGGGGACACCCGCACCTAATGGGTTGATAGACTTATGGGCTCAACTGTATCTACTGGATCAGGGAGAGAGATTAGAAAAGACTATCGGGAAATTTAGAGAAAGATATTTTGAACCTGGACAAAGAAATAGAACAGTAATTTTCAACTATGATGCCAAAGAAGGATCCAATGAAGCCATACATGAAAAGATATCAGATATTTGTATCTCTATGAAAGCAGAAGATTACCTAGAACTCCCTGACATAATCTATGAACAAGTACCTGTAGCTTTAGATAGCAAGGCTAAGAAGTCTTATGATGAGCTTGAGAAAAAAGCTATACTTGAACTTGAAGATACTGAAATCACTGTCGCAAATGCAGCGGCACTATCTAACAAGTTACTTCAGTTAGCAAACGGAGCTATCTATGACGAGAATAGGAAAGTCTTTGAAGTTCATGATTGTAAGATTGAAAGATTTTTAGAGCTGATAGAACAGTTAAATGGGAAACCTGCACTAGTATTCTATAATTTCCAACACGACAAGGACAGAATAGTTGAAGCTTTGAAAGAATCGAAGTTAAGAATAAGACTTTTGAAGACTCCACAAGACCAACTAGATTGGAACAAAGGGGAAATTGATATACTACTAGCCCACCCAGCAAGTGCAGCTTATGGACTTAACTTACAAGCTGGGGGTAATCATGTGATATGGTTTGGGCTTAATTGGAGTTTGGAATTATATCAGCAAGCTAACAAAAGACTACACAGACAAGGGCAGACAGAAAAGGTAATAATCCATCATTTGGTTTGTAAAGAGACTAGAGATGAAGATGTAATGGAAGCTTTACAAAATAAAGGAGATGTACAAGATGCACTTGTTGAGAGTTTGAAAGTTAGAATCAAGAAAGTTAAAGAAGCAAATAAGAAGTGATGTATATGAGAAAAATAAGAGTTGTACACAAAGATGGGGATATGCAAGGAATTACGCTTATGTACTTAATTAATAAATACTTGAAAATTAATAGAGAACTTTGGGATAAAGAGGGTATGGTTCTAAATAGATATTACAAAGCTATTTTGACAAGAACTATAAAAGCATCAGATAAGATTGTAGATAGATTTAAAAGTCAGATTAATTATCATGTTGAAAATGATGTCGTTAAAATTTTAGATGAAGCGTTTACTGATTGTGAGCATAAAGAAACTGGAGACAGTTTAGAACTTCTTAGGACTATGTTTCTTGTAATTATGATGCTTGGAACTATCAATTCACATAAAAGAAATATGATTGGAGTAGTTCTAAAATCTATGATAACTGATGTAGTTAAGGCTTTTGAAGATTTTAAAACTATGTGGTTGAGCGAAATTGATGATAGTGTTGTGAGACTGGAGGAAGCTGGTGTATGCTGATGATAAAGAATTGTTTGATGCTTTAGTTTTAGACATTATTTCGAGGAGGAAGCCGATGAGAAAATTTAAAGGAATATATTTTTATATAAATAATTCAAGAGTTGAGAAAACTCAGGACTATGGAAATGATTTAGATAATGAGAGGTATGATTTAGGGAATTATTTTTTATTTTCTGACGAAGCTAAGCAAGTTTTGGAATCTAAGGAGTATAAAGATTTTTGGGGTAAAGTAAGAGCAGGAGAGATTTTAGGAGATGAATAAAATAATATTAAGTTTTATAAATAAATTTATGATAGAACATCAAGACGAAATAGTTGAAGTAATAACAAACTCTAATGGAGAGTTATCTAAACAATGGGAAGAACAAGGAAATTCTGTGAAAGAATATTTAGGGCTAATGGAGGATGAAGATGTGGAGATGTAAAATTTGTGGATGTACAAAATTTGAAATGGAGAAAAAAATTATTAATAGAGATTTAGATAGTAAAAAAAATACATTAAATATTAATGATATTAAGAGTAGTGTAATGTGCTGTATTTGCTATAATCAAGGCGAATATATAAGGGATATAGCAACTTGGGAGGGAGAAGATGAGAGAGATTAAATTTAGAGCTTGGGATAAATTAAATAAAGAAATGATTAATGTTGAATCTATAAACTTTCAAGAAAGACGAGTTTATAAAGATACTGTTTCATACCGTAAATTTGAAGATATAGATCTTATGCAATACACAGGATTAAAAGACAAAAATAATAAAGAAATTTATGAGGGAGATATTCTTTTTGAAAGTTTTGGAGAAAGATATTACAAAGTTGTTTTTAAAAATGGAAATTTTAGAACAGAATTTGAGGGATATTTTGACGAGTATTCTTTCGATTTAATTGATGTTGTTCTAGATCTTTGTGAAATAAATGGAAATATTTATGAAAATTCAGAATTGATGGAGGAAGTGAGATAATGAATGATTTAGCAAATAAAGAGCTTAGAAAGTTATATCATCAAGTTTTAAAAGGTTTGTATAGAGCCAAGACTATTAGAGAAAATACAGATAATAATGACATATATAGCGAATTTCTTTTATATGATGAGGATGGAAATTTGATTGAAGAAACTAATGTTACATCTTTTGAAAGTAGAGAAATAATAAAATTGCTGATTAATTCATATGAAAATCAACTATTAAAAGTTGGTGGAAAGATTAGAAAACCAAATAAGGAAGTGAGATAATGAGCATAGACTTAAATAAACTGATGGAATATGAATCTTTAGCTTATAAAGCATCAAATATAGCACAGCTAGGAAAAGTTAAAGAAGAGTACAAAGAGTTATTGGCAGAAGTTAGGGAAACTAGTACTTTTACAACAATTAAAAACATGGATAATTTTAAAGCTGAAGCTTTAGACTTAATAACTGCTACTGTTAATCTGTTAATTTTATGTGGATTAACAGAGCAAGATTTTGAGAAGCATATTGAGAAATTAGAATCATATAAGAATGGGAAATATAAGAGATAGGGAAGGAGTGGAACATGGAAACTTTAATAGATTTATTTGATGTGCTTGAAGAAAAACAAAAAGAATTACAAAAAAGAATAGATAATTTAGAAATAGCCACTAATCAATATTATGATGCTAAAGCTAAGATAAAAGCATTAGAGTGGGTAAAAAGAATAATAGCAGAAGAATTTGATGTTGATTTTGATGTAGATTATTATGTAGAAATATAAAAGGAGTGGGATTAAGTATGATATACAGATATCAAATAGACGTAAAAATAAAAGAAGGATCAACTGAGAGAACTATTAAAAAATCTATTTTTAGAAAAAAGGAACTAACAGATGCTGAACTAGAAGAAGCACAGTTAGAGTTTATAAGAAGTACAAAAGCAATATACAAAGAAAAAGGAATAGATTTAGAAGTTTTGGAATGGGGAATTCAAAAATTTGAGTTAGTCCATAAAAACAGCTAAAGAGGTGAGTTAATATATGAGCTTTAAAGAGCATAACAATAGAGAAGTCTCTAAGAAACTAGCAGAGTACATAACAGGGACGGAACTAAGAAAATACGTAGCTAAAAAGGTTAAGCAATATGTCAACTTAGAAAATCCAACTGTTTTTGATGGAGCAGTTGGAAGTGGACAGTTAGAACAATTCGTTAATCCAGCTATTCTTTATGGGGTAGATGTGCAGGAAAATTCGATTGATTCAGCTAGACAAAACTTTCAAAATACAGAATTAGAAGTTAAAAGTTTTTTTGAATACAAAAAAGAAAATTTTGAAGTAGATTGTGTGATTATGAATCCTCCATTTTCTCTAAAATTCAAAGATTTAACAGAGCAGGAACAGAAGAACATACAAAAGCAATTTAGCTGGAAAAAGTCAGGAGTTGTAGATGATATATTTGTTTTAAAATCTCTTGAATATACGAAGAGATATGCCTTCTATATACTTTTCCCAGGGGTTGGTTACAGAAAAACAGAAGAAAAGTTTAGAGAATTAATTGGAAATAGACTAGCTGAACTAAATGTTATAAGCAATGCATTTACAGATACTTCTATAGATGTTCTATTTTTAGTTGTCGACAAAAACAAGACAACTGAAGCAGTTTACAGAGAACTTTATGATTGTAAATTAGAAAAGATAATAGTTTCAGATAGTTTGAAACTAGATGCGAGTGAGTATCGTTGGGAACAAATAAGAGAAGAAAAAGAAGTAGAAGAAGTTGATATAAATGCACTAAATAGACAAATATCAGACTTATGGATAGGTAGAGTAGAAAGGAATTTAGAGCTAGATTTGTTCTTAATCAAAGAGTGTGATGCAAATATAGACTTTATGGGAAATATTAGAAGGCTAAAAGCTATAGTAGAAAAATACGAAAATAAATTTAGGAGTAAGAAAAGATGCAAAAACGAGATGACTTTATTAGAGAAACAATCAAAATTGCTAACTTTGTTTTCGGATGCACAACGGTAGTAATTTTAGATATTTTCAATATAAAATTTATGTCTAAAAAGGATATTTTTACAAAAAAAGATATAACAGAAAATGGAGAACCTGCTATTTTTTATGGAGAAATATCTAGAAAATATGATTGTTTTGTAGAAGAAATATCAAAAATCAATACTGAGGCTTATGAGAGAGCCGACAAAATTAGCAAAGGTCAAATATTGGTAAATTTAGAAGATTTTGATTATGAAGATATTGGAAGATGTGTTTTATATGAAAATGATACCCCAGCAGCAATAAATGGGAATGTAGCTATTTTAACTTTAAAAGAAAAATTTGAAGATGCAGTAAACCTAAAATACATGACATTTTACTTAAATTACAAAGATATTGTAAGGCAATATATTTACGACAAAGCAGTTGGAGAAAAAGTTAAGAGACTATCAAGGTTAGACTTTGAGCATATTCCAATAACTCTACCGCTTGTAGAAAGACAAGATAAAATTATAGATAATTTTATAAAAGTTAGAAAGAAGTTTGAAAATGATTTTGAATTGTTAGAAAAAACTATCGACTTGGCTAATAAGTATACTAGTTTTGGAGTAAGTGGACTTTTAAAGTTGAAATAAAGGAGGGATACAGATTGGCGACACAGGAGCAAAAGATTATCTTTAGAAAAATCGAAGATATCTTAATCAACTACACGAAGTACAAGAAAAGAATAAAAGACGAGGGTGAACGTCTAGCCAATCCACAACTTAAAAAATGCTGTGGGGTTGGAGGGCAAGGTGGTAATGGGTATGAGATAAAAAGCGAGTACGAGCAATTAGAAGAGTTGAAGCAAAGAATATACAACAACATAAGTCGATATTCAGAAATGATATTCAGGATAGATGAGTGCTTGAACATGGTTAAAGATAACAAAGATTATGCATTCATTCAGATGAAATATTTTGATAAAAAGACTTATGAAGAAATAGCCGATGCACTTAATATTTCACTAAAGAGTACTTATAGCATGAGAAATAGAATTCTAGGGGCTTTGGAGATACATTTTAAAACTCAAAGATTAATTGAATTTTAGTCAAAGGTAAAAACAGGGTAAAAACAGGGTAAAAATAGGGTTATTGTCAGGTAAAAAAAAATGTGTTAGTATGTTAGCATGTAGAAATTGAAATTAACGGATTCATAGAATCCTCCTTAATTTTTAGTGTATGTATTGTAGTTATTGAGGCTCTACTCTAAAAAAGCCTCTGCCAAATATGGCGCATCGACCTAATACGTTGGTTAGACGGCGAATGTCTTTCATTGGTGAGAATCCAATATGCGCAGGATACCAACATCAATACTCCCATTACACTTAAATGTGTGCAATACGTTGCCTGTGGGAGTTTTTTTATTGATTAGCCCACTTTCAGCATTATATCGGCTATAAACAAAAATGCGAGTCAAAGTGCACAAAGGTAGTTATTGCTACCTTCGACTGGAGAGTTACATTAATTGGTAAATGAGCAGTCTGCTAAGCTGTTGTCCTGATGGACTTATAGGTTCGAGTCCTATACTCTCCGCCAAAATAAAAACTTAAAAATCTAAAAAGTTCTAAAGTGGAACATATCGAAAGATTATAACAAGCAGCAATTAGTGAAATAGGTTCTTTCAGAAAATAAAAAAGTCAAGCGGGTCTCGCGAATCCCGAGCTCCACCTGAATATTGGTCAAAATTTTAACGATTTCCGTTCCTAAGGAGTGAAAAATGAACATAGAAGAAAAAATAGTTAGTAGCCCTGAACTTGCGGAGATGTTTGGGGTGACTGATAGATATATCAGAATGTTAGCTCAAGATGGCATTGTGAAAAAAAGTGGAAACAGAGGTAAATATTTACTCGTAGAGAGTGTAAAAGGTTTTATTGAGTTTATTAAAGAACAAAACTCTGCTGATGTAGATTTGAAAGACACAAAACTTAAAAAAGAAACTGAAAAAATTGAGAAAGATATAGAGCTAAAAAGTATAAAAATATCAGAATTGAAAAACGAACTGCACTCAGCTGACATAGTTAGAAAAGTTATGACAGTTATGCTCACAAATTTAAAAGGGAAATTGTTAGCTGTACCTAATAAAATCGCTCCTTTGGTTGTGGGTTGCGATAATCTTGGAGATATTCAGGATATAGTTTTGAGTTCTATAGAAGATGTTTTGCTGGAATTAAGTGAATATAGTCCAGAATTGTTTAAAAATAAAAACATAATCATGGAAGATGAAGAAGAGGTGGAAGATGAAAAAAGCAAAGGAAAAGGATCCAATAGAAAATCCAAGTCTAAGAAAAACAATTAATCTATTTGCTGACATATTCCAAACATTGAAGCCTCCACCAAAGTTGACTATAGATACTTGGGCTGATTCATATAGAATTTTAAGTTCTAAAACATCAGCTGAACCAGGGAGATGGAAAACTGATAGAGTGCCCTTTCAAAGAGAAGTTATGAAAGCAATATCGGATAAAAAAACATCTAAGATTGTGATGATGTATGGAGCTCAGTTATCTAAGACTGAAATTTTATTGAATGTTTTTGGCTATTATGCTGACTATGACCCCGCTCCTATCATGTATCTTTTGCCGACCAAAGATTTAGCAGAAGACTTTTCTAGTACAAGGCTAGATGACATGATACAGAGTACACCACAACTTAAAAATAAAATACTGAACAAAGTTGATGGAAGAGATACTAAACTACAAAAAGAATTTGTTGGAGGATATATTACATTGGTTGGAAGTAATTCAGCTGCAGAGCTATCAAGCAGACCTTTGAGAATTCTACTTGCTGATGAGGTAGATAGATTCAAAAGTGATGTTGGAGGAGAAGGAGACCCTTTAAATTTAGCAATAGAAAGAACTAAAACTTTCTGGAATAAGAAAATAGTTATAACAAGCACACCAACCATCAAAGGAGACTCAAGAGTTGAGAAAGAATATGAAAATTCAACAAAAGAAGAGTTTTATATTCCATGTCCAAAATGTGGCTCATTCCAAAAATTAGAGTGGAGAAACATAATATTTGAACCAGTTGGACATAAATGTTCTGACTGCTTGGAAATATCTTCTGAGCATGAGTGGAAAAGAAATATGATACATGGAATATGGCAACCACAGGAAGAAGTAGACGATTGGAGTGTAAGAGGTTTTCATATTTCAGAATTATATAGTCCTTTTTCTACCTGGCCCGAAATTATAAAAAAGTTTAAAGCTGCAAAAGGTAATATGCAAATGATGAAGGTATTTACAAATACCTGTCTTGGCCAAACATGGGAAGAAAAAGTAGAAAAGATAGATTTCTTAGATGTTTCTAAGAGAAAAGAAGAGTATACCTCAGAAATTCCTGACCAAGTTCAAGTGCTAACAGCTGGAGTCGATGTTCAAGATGACAGATTAGAAATTGAGGTTGTAGGTTGGGGGCTTGGAGAAGAGTCTTGGGGTATTTACTACAAACAATTTATTGGCTCACCAGGTCAAAATGACGTTTGGGAGCAATTGGATAGATTCCTGGAAACAGAGTTTGAGTATGCAAACGGAGAAAAAATAAGAATTCTTTGTACTTGTATAGACACTGGAGGACATTATACTCAAGAAGCTTATCAATATATCAAGCCTAGAGAATTTAGACGGGTATTTGGTATTAAGGGTAAAGGTGGAGATGGTGTTGCATTTGTATCTAAACCATCTAGGACTAATAGAATGCAAATATCATTGTTCACTTTAGGGGTAAATACAGGTAAAGAAACTATTCTTGCTAGATTAAAAATTGAAGAACCAGGATCTATGTACATGCACTTTCCAAGCAATGTAGATAGGGGCTATGATGAAGCATATTTCAAAGGTCTAACATCTGAAGTTAAGACTACTGTTTGGGAAAAAGGAGTAAAAAAAACTATTTGGAAAGTGATAGGAACTAAGAGAAATGAACCCCTAGACTTGAGGAACTATGCTTATGCAGCTTTAAAAATAGCAAATCCTAACTTAAGTAAAAAATATACTGTTGAAGCTACGAAAAAGACTACGAAAGTATCAAAAAGAAGAGTTTTATCGAAAGGAGTGACCTTATAAATTGAATTACACTAGAGAAGAGTGTTCGCAGATGATTGAAACCTATAGAAAGGCAGAAATAGCTGTGTTAACTGGAAAAAGTTATAAAATTGGTACAAGAGAGCTTGTGAGAGAAGATTTATCTGAAATTAGAAAAGGAAGAGCCTTCTGGGAGGGCGAACTTGACAAATTAAATAACAATGGAAGAAAAAAATTAGGAAGAAGAGTAATACCTAGAGATTTATAGGTTTTAATCTTCTTTTTTTATTGCAAAAGGAGGTGAAAAATGAATTTATTGGACAAAACAATTGCTTTTTTTAATCCAAAAAAGGCTCTTGAAAGAGAAGTTGCTAGAAAGAAAATTGAGATTTTGAATACTGGATACTCAAATCATGGAGCATCTACCACAAAAAGTTCTATGAAAGGCTGGATTTCAACAGGAGGAGGTGTTAAAAAAGACATCTACAAGAACAGAAAAAAGCTAGTTGAAAGGTCAAGAGACTTGTATATGGGAGCTCCAGTTGCTCAAGGAGTCATGAAAACAATTAATTCTAACGTTATAGGTAGCGGATTAAAGCTAAAATCAGCAATTGACTATGAAACTATAGGGATTAGTGAAGAAGAAGCCGAAGCAATTGAAACTACTATTGAAAAAGAATTCAAATTATGGGCTGATAACAAGATTGAACATATGGGAGTTTTGAATTTTGACCAGGTTCAAGACCTAGTCTTCTTAACAATTCTCTTGAATGGAGAGTGTTTTGTAAAATTTAACTATTTTTTAACACCAAAGAATCCATATAGCTTAAAGCTACAGATAATTGAGCCTGATAGAGTTATGACACCTTCTTTATTACAAAATGACGAAACTATCGTTGATGGAGTGAAAATCGACAATAATAATAGAATCTCTGGATATTATGTTGCAAGAAAACACCCTCTCGATGTATCAGGAAATGTAGAAACTGACTTTATTTCTGTTTATGGAAAGCAAGAGCAGTTAAACATTTTACACATAATGCTAGCCGAAAGACCTGAGCAAGTCAGAGGTATACCTATTCTATCTCCAGTAATCGAAGCACTGAAGCAACTGGATAGATATACAGACGCAGAACTTATGGCAGCAGTTGTAAGTGGAATGTATGCGATATTTATTGAAAGCGATAAGGATAATGCACAAGGGGCTAATATTGCAGACCACGAAGTCTTAGATGAAACAGAACAGATTGATAGTTCTAACGAAGAAACAATAGAGCTAACACCAGGGCTAGTTCAAGGACTTAATCCTGGAGAAAAGGTTGTTGCCACTAACCCAGGCAGACCAAACGCACAGTTCGACCCTTTTGTTACTTCAATTTTAAGACAAATAGGAGCTGCTTTAGAAGTTCCTTATGAGTTACTAATTAAGCATTTTACTGCTAGTTATTCAGCAAGTAGAGCTGCTTTATTGGAAGCTTGGAAAATGTTTAGAAAGAGAAGAGATTGGTTCTCTAGCAATTTTACACAAGTAGTATATGAAGAATGGTTAAGAGAAGCATATTTGCTAGGTAGAGTAGATATGAAGAACTATGGAGAAGATCCATTGCTAACAAAAGCTTGGAGTGGAGCTCAATGGAATGGACCGAGCCAAGGTCAACTTGATCCGCTTAAAGAAGTTAAAGCAAGTACTTTAAGAGTTCAACAAGGATTCTCTACTAGAACAAAAGAAACTGTCGAGCTTAACGGGGGTGATTTTGAGCAAAATGTAAGAATCTTAGCAAAGGAAAACAAATTATTAGAAGAAAAAGGAGTGATGATTAACAATGCCGAAAATGACAAAGAAGTTTTGGAACATAACGAAGAATGAAGAAGATAATAGTGCAGACATAATTATGTATGGAACTATTGGTTCTGAAGAATATTGGGATGACGTTTGTGACAAAACAATTAAAGAAGAAATCGGAAATTTAGGTGATGTAGAAAATATAAATGTACATATTAACTCACCTGGTGGAAGTGTATTTGCTGCGGTGGCAATAGCAAACACTTTAAAAAATCACAAGGCTAAAGTTACAGCTTTCATAGATGGTCTTGCGGCGAGTGCAGCAACGATTATAACTAGTGCTTGTGATGTTGTAAAAATGCCAAAAAATGCTATGTTTATGATACATAACCCATTAACATGGGCTTATGGAAATAAGCAAGAGCTGGAAAAAACTGGAATTCTTTTAGATAAGGTTAAAGATAGTATCTTAGAAACTTACTTAGCTAAAGCTAAAGGCAAAACGAAAGAAGAACTATCTGCACTTATGGATGAAGAGAAATGGTTTAATGCTGAAGAAGCTAAAGAGTATGGATTTATCGATGAGATAGTAGGTGAAGTAGAAAATCTACAGAATGTCAATAATTTACTAATTGTAAATAGTTTAGCATTTGACATTTCAAAATTTAAAAATTTCCCAGGTTCTAAACCTACTGAACCTGTAACAGAGCCTAATCCAGAACCAACTCAAAATACAGCTACGAATACGGAAGAAATGACTGTAGAGAAGTTCAAAGCAGATTACCCAGAATTGTATGAAAACATAGTTAATTCTGCAATACAAGGAGAAAGAAACAGAATTGAAGCAATTGAAAATCTTGAAATAGCAGGATTTGATGATGTTGTAAATACGGCTAAATTCAAAGAACCTGTTGATGCTGCAAACTTAGCATTAAAAATATTAAACATCAAAAAAGAAAAAAACAAAGAGACTCTTAAAAACATACAAGAAGAGAGTCAAGCAACACCTGTTCCTGTAGCACCGAGAGCTGAAGAAGGTTCAGGAAGTGTTGTAGGAATACCAGTATGTGATATTTTGAAGTATATGAATAAAAAAACAGGAGGTACAAAATGAGCTTTATAGAAAAAGGTAATGAGTATGGAGTTGACCAATTATTAAGTGGTACAGGTCACAAAGTTATGGAATTAGAAGTACCACAAGGGAAATCAGTTAAGAGAGGGCAAGCAGTAAATGCAAGTGCAGAATTATCTGATGGAACAGATTTATTTGGAATAGTTTTAGAAACAGCTGATGGAACTACAGCTAAGACTAAAACTACAGTTGTAGTGTTTGGGGAAGTTATTTTCGAAGGGCTTGAATTAAAAGCAGCTACAGTAAAAGCTGATTTCATCAAAAAAGCTAGAGATAAAGGAATAATAGTAAAAGAATTAGGAGGTAGATATTAATGGCAGTATTATTAGAATTTTTAGGACTATATGACCAGTCAGTTATAAAACCAAAGACATTTATTAGAGACATGTTTTTTGCAAAACATGAAACTCATGAATATCCAAAATGGGAAATTGAGTACAGAAAAGGTAGACAATTAGTGGCTCCTTTTGTATCTGAATTAATCCCAGGAACTGAAGTAGTAAAGAGAAGTTATGCATCTAAATACTACTCTGCACCAAAAGTAGCACCAAAGAAAACATTCTCTGCACAAGAAATTTACTTTGCTAAATCAGCAGGAGAAACTATTTATGGTGGAATTTCTCCTGAAGAAAAAAAAGCAAAATTAATTGGAGAAGCTTTTGCAGATTTTGAAGAACAAATCTCAAGAAGAGAAGAGTTAATGTGTATTGACTTAATGTTCAAAGGATCAATAGTAGTAAAAGGAGAAGGTGTTGAAGAAAAAATAGAATATGGAACAGTCCAAGAAATTACTCCTACAATATTATGGAATCAACCAAATGCAGATATTTCAGGAGATATAGAATCTGTAATAACTTTAATAGGAGAAACTACAGGCCAAAAAGTTGAACACATAGTTATGGATCCAGTCGCAGCAAGACTATTTACTCAAAATGAAAAAATAGCTAAATTACTAGATATTAAAAATGCTAATTTTGGGCAAATAGATCCTAAAGAGTTAGCAAGTGGAGCTATATATATTGGAACTTTAGCTCCTTATAATATCCCTATCTACTCATACCAAACTCAACATTCAGTGTTAAAAGCAGATGGAAAAACATATGACACAGTGAAAATGATTCCAGAAGGAAGAGTGTTATTTGCACCATCTAACAATACTTTACACTATGGACCTGCAGCAGATATAGCTAAAGGGATAATAGTTGCAGAAAGAGTCCCTTTTGAAGATGAAGATACAAAAATCAATACTCTTGAAGTAAGAACAGAATCAAGACCTTTACCTGTTCCATTCGACATTGATGCTATAAAAGTTTTAAAAGTTAAATAAGGAGGGATAGCATGAAATTAAAAGTTAAACAATCACTGATTTACTGTGGAATAGTTTATAATCCTGGTGAAGTAGTGGATATCTTAGAATCAGATATCATAGAAAGAGTTAAATCCCTTGAACTCGTAGAAGCTGAAGAAGTTACTGAAGAAGCTGAAAATCTCGAAGAAGTTGAAGAAACTACTGAAGAAAACACAGAAGTTGAAGAAACTAATAAAAATTCAAAAAAATCTAAAAAGGCATAACTATGAGCTTTAAAGAAGAAGTTACTAATGACCTTGCTAGTGTTTTTTTGAACTTAGAAGAGTTTGGAGATACACATACTATAGGAAAAAAAGAAACTGTCTGTGTTATCGATGAGGAGAGATTTCAGAATAAGCAGAGAAACAGAACTAGATCTTTAGAAAATGACGGGCTATTTATTGAAGGTATGACTCTATTTATAGAAAAGTCCTTCTTTAAATACCCACCTCATTCTGGAGAAAAAATCTTAGTAGATGGTGTTAGATATTTAGTAGAAGAAACTAAGGAAGACATAGGTTTATTGGAAATAGACTTAACGAGGTATGATGAAAAATGATAGGAGTTAAAGTTGAAGCTACAGGGATAAATGAAGTTATCAATACTCTTGGAAAATACGAGAGTGAGTTACCTAGTTGCATCTCAAGGGCTATTAATCGTTCACTTGAGATGGTAAAAACAGAGCAAATTAGAAAGACAACGGAGTCTTATTTTGCTCAAAAAAGTAAATTGCTTAGTAGTATTAATATCTTTAAAACTAACAAAAGTAATTTAACGGGCTCTATCATAAGTAATGGTAGAGTTATAGGGTTAGACCATTTTAAGCTAAATCCTAAGACTAGGACAAAAGGAAAAATAGTTCAAGCTGCCGTAAAAAAAGGAGGGTATAAATCATTACCTAATGCTTTTATAGCATATAAAAGTGGACATCTAGGAGCTTTTGAAAGAACTGGTAAATTCATCACAAAAAATGGTAGAAAAAGAGAAACTATTAAAAGACTAATGTCAGTTTCAGCACCTCAAATGCTTGGAAATTTATCTATTTTAGAATATCTACAAGGCTATGCCGATGAAAAATTCAGAATGAGATTAGAACATGAGATAAATAGGGTGATAGGGATATGATAATTGAAGTAGAGAAGCTAATATTTGACTTCTTAGTAGAGAAATTGAAAGATAAGAAAGTTACAGTATATCATGGGTTGTTACCTGAAATCAATCATGAAGATAGAGAAGAAGGAAAGAGCGAAAAAGACCTCTTTCCTTTTGCTATTTTAAGGGTTACTAAGTTTGAGCAGACTAGGAATGGGATAGATAACTATGATGTACCAGTAGATTTAGAAGTGTGGATAGGCACTAAAATGGAGAGTGAAAAAGATTATCTGAATAACTTATCTATCGGAGATTACTTGAAAAAAGAGTTTTTAAATGAAAGTACAGTAGATGGAAAATTTGCTGTGGATCAATCTTTTCCATTTTCTATAGAATACTTTACTGCAGAATCAGAGCCTTATTTTTATTCTGTTTGTAGATTTAGAGTATTTGGAGTACCTGACACATCAGAAGTAGTTGAGAGAAAAATAGCAAAACTACTTGGAAGGGGATAGTATGAAAACATATATTTATGTAGGTAAAAAGCTAGATTTACCTGAGTTTCTCTTTGTTAGAGGGACTGTATATTTTGGAGAAGAAATTGAGAAACTTATTGAAAAATATCCACTACTTGGGAGATTATTAATTCCTGTAGAAGATTATCCAAAAATCAATAAGGACTATCAATATTTTAATTCAATAGTAGATGAAATAATAGGAGGTAGAAATGTATAAACATGGTACATACCAACAAGAAGGGGCTACAGCCTTTCAATTACCTGTGGTTTTAGATTATGGGCATTTTATAGTTGGAACAGCACCGATTCACAAAGTTAAAGCTGAGAATAGAAAAGTCAATGAAGTAGTGAGAATAGGGACTTATCAAGAAGCTATCCAATACTTTGGAGACACTTATGATTTAGATTTCTCTATATCACAAGCTATCAAAGTTTTCTTTGAGTTGTATGCTGTTGCTCCACTATATGTAGTTAATATCTTAGATTTAACTAAGCACAAATCAGAAAAGAAAACACTTGCTAATAAAGCACTTGAAAAAGGAAAGGTGCTAATACCAAGCCACAAAGTAATTCCAGAATCTGTAGTAGTTAAAAATGCAACAGGAAAGCAAGTTATATCAGATGCAAGAACCGTTTACACAGCTGAAGGATTAGAAATTTATGCAACTGTAGCTGGAAATAATGTAGATATAGAATACGAAGAAGTAGACTTATCTAAAGTTACAAAAACAGAGGCTATCGGTGGATTTGATAGTACAACAATGAAAAGAACAGGGCTAGAATTAGCAAACGAAATTTTCTTGAAATATAGTGAATTACCTGCTTTTATAGATGTTCCTGATTTTTCTCATGAAAGTGATGTTGCAGCTATCATGGAAACTAAAGCTAAAACACTGAATGGTGGAATGTTTGAAGCAATAGCATTAGTAAATGCTCCAGTGGATAAAAAATATAATGAACTTGTTGAATGGAAAGAAACTAACAACATTCTAAGTAATGACCAAGTATTGCTATATGGAAAAATCAAACTTGCTGGAGAAATATATCATCAATCAATCCATTATGCTGCTTTATCGATGAAAGTTGATGGAGAGAATAATGGAGTTCCAAGTCAAGGACCTTCTAACTATTCTTACAAAATGGATGCTTTTGTTTGGAAAAATGCAAGTGGAAAATATGAAGAGGTTAGATTAGATAAAGAGCAACAAGCCAATTTTTTAAATAAAAACGGGGTTGTTACTGCTATGAACTTTAAAGGTTGGAGATGTTGGGGTTCTGAAACAGCTAAGAATCCTTTAGCAACAGACCCAAAAGACAAGTACATTTATGGACGTAGAATGTTTAAATACATTGGAAATGAATTAGTTATATCATATTTCAACAATGTAGATAAAAAGTTCAGTTTAAAAATGGCTGAAACAATGAAGAAATCTATGAATATTAGATTAAATGCTCTTGTTGCTGCTGACCAACTGCTATCAGCTAAAGTTAATTTTTACTCAGTTGATAATAGCTTAATAGATATCATAAATGGAGATATTACTTGGACTATAGAACTTGGAATAATTCCAGGAGCTAAATCTATAACATTCAAGAAAGTTTATGATGTTGATGCATTACAAAAATTTGCTGAAAGCTTAACAGCTTAATGAGGAGGGAAATAATGGGAAGAAAACAAATACCTAATGCTCTTATAGATGCTGAAACATATTTTAATGGATCAAATGACCTTGCAGGAATATCAGAAGTTGAATTGCCTAACATTGAATATGACACAGTTACATCTGAGCAAATGGGATTGACTGCTGAATTAGAAGTGCCTTTAATGGGACACTTTAAGAAGTTAGAGGCTAAAATAAAAATGGACTGTGTTGATGAGTCGATTCTTGCAATTAATAATGGGAAATCTATTTTAGTTGAATGTAAAGGAGCAGCTCAAGCCATGAATAGAGAAACACACAATGCAGATGTTTATGGCATAGATGCAACTTTCAAAGGCTTAATTAAGAAAATGGACGGGCTAAAAATGAAGCCTAGCGGAAAACTAGAAACATCTATAGATCTATCTGTAACTTACTTCAAGCTAGAAATAGGCGGAAAAACAGTCGTAGAAATAGATGTACTTAACAATGTAAATGTAATTCAAGGGCTTGCTAATCAAGCTGTTAGAAAATATTTAGGATTAAATTAAGGAGGACTTAAATGAAAGTAAAGTTATCACAAACATATAATTTCGGTGGAAAAGAATTCAATGAACTTGACATAAATGTAGAAGAAATGACAGGAAAAGATTTTATGCAATGCGAAAAGGAATTTAAAGCTAGAAATAAAGATGCTGGAGCTGTAAAAGAACTAGAAGATTCTTGGGCTATAACTGTAGCTGCTAAATCAGTTGGAGTTAAGTATGGAGACTTGCTTAACTTAGTATCTATAGACTACTTAAAAGTGGTGAACGGGGTAAAGCGTTTTTTGAGTCAAGGTTGGGAAGACAAAGAGGCTCAGAAGGATACTACAGAGGAAGTAACAGAGGAAACTGGTGCTTAATCTATCTGGATATGATAACAGAGCTTTTAAGAGTTCTTAATTATTTTAAAGTTAATGTAAGCTACGATTCTATGTTGGATTGTAGCTTATATGAACTTGACTACTGGATAGCTAGAGCAAACAAGTTTGTAGAAGAAGAGGAAGAAAGACAAAACAACAGCGATAATTAAAAGGAGGTGGGGTAAATGGCTAAAGATATGAGTTTAATTTGGCAGATGGGTGTTGTTGGAGCAAGTGAAACTATGTCTATTTTATCTAAAGCAGCTAAGTCTTTGAATGAAGTAAAAGACTCTACAGAAGACTTAGTAAAAACTCAAAAAAAACTAGAGAATTTAGACAAAGTTGCAGAAGCATATAAGAATGCTAACTCTGAATACAGTAAAGCGGCTAAGAATTTAGAACAGCTTAGAAAAGCGTACGCTAAATCTAATAATGTTACTGCAGAATTTAAAGAGCAAGTTAAAAATGCAGAAAAGCAAGTAGACAAGTTGAATAAGCAAAAAGAAAGACAAAAACATGTCTTTGAAGCAGCAAGAAGTGCTTTAGAAAACGAAGGAATTAAGCTAGAAGGTTATAAGAAAAAGTTAAAAGAAGTTAATGAAGAACTAAAGAAGCAAGAGAAGTTGAAAAAGGATCTAAGTAAAGCTCAAGCTATTTCAGACATGGGAGATGCATTCTCTAAAAAAGGAAGTGAGCAACTTAGGAGAGGCGCTGCAACAGGAGCAGCATTAGCTATTCCAGTTAAATTCTATATGGACGTAGAAGAGTCTCAAGCAGATTTAAGAAAAATTCTAGGTAAAGAAGCTGAAAAATACTATGGTGATTTAGCTGAATTATCTAAGAATGGTCCTTTGTCTCAAATAGAAATTAATGAAATAGCAGGAAGTTTAGCACAATCTGGAATAAAAGGTGAAGATATAGTTGCTTATTCTGATATGGCTGGAAAAATGAAAGTAGCTTTTGATATATCTACAGATGAGGCGGGAACATTCTTGGCCAAAACAAAAGAGCAGTTAAACTTATCTAAAGATGAGCTTTTCTCTTACATGGATACTCTTAATATGCTGTCTAATAACTACTCTGTTACAGCTGCACAACTAGCAGATGTATCGGCAAGAACTGGAGGATTTGCTAAATCTATAAACTTATCTAAAGAATCTAATATGGCGTTTGCTACATCTCTTATATCTACTGGAGTGACTGCAGAACAGACAAGTACTGTATTAGGTAAATTGTATTCTGAACTTTCTCAAGGTGCTAACACTAAGAATAAAGCAGCTGCTTTAGAACAATTGGGATTTGACCCTAGAACTATAAATAAAGAAATGGCAGAAAATGCTGAAGGTACTATCCTAAAAGTACTAGAAAAAATTAAAAACTCTAATGTCGCAGACAAGTCAGCATTGATTAGTGATATCTTTGGAAGTGATAAATCTGTAATCAACGGATTATCTGTGTTATCAGAAAACTTAGATGGAGTTAAGGAAAAATTAGATAAAGCAAAACAAGCAGTATCTGAAAATGAAAGGGTTAATGGTGAGTATGAAGACAGATTAAACACTTTAACTAATCAATTAAAAATTTTTAGGAACAATGCTTTTAATGCTCTTGCAGATATTGGAAAGAGCATAGCTCCAGAACTTAAAGAAACTTTAAATACCTTGAAAGAGTTTGCAGGTAAGATAGCCAATTTTATAAAAGAAAATCCTAAGCTAGTAGCTTTTATAGTTAAGATGGTTGCAGGATTTGCTGCTATGAATTTAGGAATGGGTATTGCTAACAAATTGTTATTAGGACCATTTGCAAAAGGTGTAGGTTGGTTGTATAAATTCGGTGCTTTCAAGAGCAAGGGTGGAGTATTCTTTGCTTTAAAGAAAATGTTTCCACTAGCTAGTAAACTTTTTGGAACATTCGTAAAAATAGGGACTTTTATAGGAGGTAAATTCATAGGTATTATAAAAATGGTTGGTTTAGCATTAAAAGCTGCTTTTGTAGCTAATCCAGTCGGGCTTATAATTGCAGCTATTGTAGCGGTTATTGCTATTTTTGTCCTACTTTATAAGAAGTGTGAATGGTTCAGAAATGGAGTAAATAAAGCTTGGAAAGCTATAAAAGAAGGGTTTAAAGCTACTTGGACTTGGATAAAAAATAAATTTCACGCATTAATGGAGTTAGGAGCTAAAGTATGGGCTAAGATTAAAGAGTATAAGGCTCTATTTATACCATTTATAGGTATTTTTGTAGTATTATATCAAAAATGTGAATGGTTCAGAAATGGAGTAAATGCAGTATGGAAGGCTATAAAAAATGCTTTCACTAATACATGGCAATGGATAAAAGATAAATTCAATGCTTTACTTGAAATAGGGACTAATGCATGGAATGGACTAAAGAACAGTGCTACATCTATCATAGATAAAATTAAGGAAGCTTTCAGTGGATTCTTTGACTGGATAAATAAAAAATGGGAAAGCCTTAAAAACTTTGGTTCTAAATTAAATCCTTTTAACTGGTTTAAAGGAGATGGAGAAGTAGCCCAAAACTACTCAGGTACAAACTACTTTGGTGGTGGACTTACAACTCTTGCTGAAAGAGGTGCTGAAATTGTAGAAATGAATAATAGCTCTTACCTGGTAAATTCTCCTACTATGGCTAATTTACCTCGTGGAGCTAGAATTCTTAACAATTCACAAACTAGAAGCTCTTTGTCTTCAAGAGTATCATCACTAAAAGATAGAATTAGAAGTATTTCAAATGACTCAAGAACTATGGTTGGTGGAGATACTATAACTATCAACATTAATGGTGGTTCTGGAAGTGCTGCAGATATTGCTAGAGAAGTTAAAAGAGCACTTGAAGAAATACAAAGTAAGAAGAGAAGGACGGCGATAGTATGAAAAAAGTAAAAGTTTATAAGACAGTTAGTGGAGATACCTGGGACCTGATAAGTTATAAATTATATGGCTCAGAACAGTATTTCCATCAACTTATGAGAGCTAATCTTAATTTACTATCTATCGCTGTATTTGATTCTAATATTCCTGTCATAGTACCTAAAATTTCACCTATTGCAAGTGCAGTAGAAACATCAAAACTACCACCGTGGAAAAGATAAAAGATGTAGATATATTGATTTTAGTAGAAGCTTAGAAGAAGAAAAAGTTAAACTATAGAGCAGTGTAAAAGCTGCTCTTTTTTTATTACAAAAAGGAGGCTGATAGAAATGGGATAGCAAGAAATATAAAGATATTAGTTTTCTATGAAGGTGTAGATATTACTGAAGAAATACAACCTAGTATTTCATCAATGACTTATACAGATAACTCAAAAAATGCTGTAGATGACTTAGAGTTAGACCTGGAAAACTTAGATTATAGATGGCTCAACGAATGGTATCCTGATGAGAATTCAAGGCTCTTAATAGGGATCCAGCAAAACGAAAATGGGATATCTAAGTTCCTAGACCTTGGAATTTTCTATGTAGATGAGCCTACATTTAATAACCAAAGGTTATCTTTAAAATGCCTGGCATTACCATTAGATCAGACTATAAGAGAGCAGGTTAACAGTGTTGCATGGGAAAAAATAACTCTATCAGAACTTCTATCTAAAATAGCAACTAAGCACGAACTAGATTATGAGTTACATTGTGATAATGCCTTCTTTGATAGACTAGACCAAGATAGAGAAACAGATTTAGGATTTTTAAAAAGAATTCTATCTGAAACAGCTCTAAGTTTGAAAGTTACTGATGATAAGCTAATAATCTTTAATGATGATGCATTAATTGATAACGATAATATTGATATCTTTAATATTAAAGATTTTCGTATTAGAAGCTTTACACTAAAGAAGAAAAATCAAGGAGTTTATGACAAAGTCGAGGTTAGTTATTATGATGCAGATAAGAAGAAACACATTGTTGAGACAATTACAAAAGAAGAACTTGAGAAGAGAAATGAGGTAAAACATGCTTGATGATGGAGGATATATAGCTTTTAAAGAGAAAGCAGATAAAACAAAAACTAAAAAAAGAGTTAAAAAAGCTAAGACAAAAAAGATTAAAACTAAAGGGAAATCGCAAGCTAAGAAAGTGGCCGAGAAAACTTTAAAGGATAGTTTAAAGCAAGAGTACTCTATAAACTTAACAGTTGATGGAGATGTTAAATACTGTGCTGGTTGCATTATAGAACTAGATGGCAGTTTTGGTAGATTTGCTGGAAGATATGTAATTGATAAAGTTACTCACAACATCGATGGAGACTACACTTGTGATATAGAAGCTTTTAAAGTTGGTGCTAGACAAAATGCAGAAGAGAGAGCAAAAGCAATTGATAAAGCTAAAAGAGATAAGGCAGAGAAAGAAAAGGCTAAAACTGCAAATACAAGAAAAAAAGAAAGAGAAACAAAAAAAGCAAATAAGATTAAAAATAAAAAGGTGGTGAGTAAGAATGCTGGATATCTTGAAGCAAGGGGAAGTAAATGATATAGACATAATTAATGGTAAAGCAAGAGTTATATTTCCAGATAGGGATAATAAAATCTCAGATTGGTTAAACATACTAGTCCCATTCTCAGAATCACATTCAGATAATTATCATCTCAAGATAGGACAAACTGTTATAGTCCTATCATTGCCTGATATGATGGAGCAAGGTTACATCTTAGGCTGTCCTATGAGACCTTCTGAAATTTCAGAAGGAGAAGTAAAAAGGACATTCTCAGATGGAGGATTCTATTCTTATAAAGATGGAGTTTTGACATTGTCCCCTGTCACAAAAGTAGTTATTACCGCAGACGTAGAGATTAAAAAGACACTAACTGTTGATGGAGATACTACTTTTAAATCTAATACAGATACTAAAGGTACAGCTATTTTAGATGGCATTAATCTTAATACTCATACTCACTCAGGAATACAACCTGGAAACAGTAATACAGGAGGTCCATCATGATTGGAAGTTTAGGAGACATAATTTTTTATGCTAGTGACTTGAATGTATTTTCTTTAAAGAAAGAATTATCAAGAAGTAGAAAAGCTAAAATAACTCAACATGAGCCCATCTATGGTATTGGTAAAGTGAGACAACAAGGTAGAGAACTTATGGAAGTTAGTTTATCGATAGAATTAATAGCTGGACTTACTAAAGCTCCAAGTTTACATCTACAGATGTTAAAAGACTTTATGGAGTTAGGAAAATTCGCTCCTTTAATTCTTGGGTATCATGTCATAGGAGAGTTTCCATTTCTAATAACTGGGATAGACGAAACACTATCACATTTCAATGCCGCAACAGGAGAGTTTGACTACATTAACTTAGATATAACCCTATTGGAGTATGTAGATGACCCTTTACAGTATCAAAAAAAGATAGAGTACAGACAAACTGCTAAGACCTTTCTTGGAGTTGAGTATGAGGACACTGTAAAAAATCTACAAAAGAAGGTGTTTAAATTATGATATTTTCTATAAATTCTAAAGATGAAATAAACTATAACCCACAAAATGAGATAGAAGATGTGGTAAGAAATGTACATATGATACTAAGAGTAACAAAGGAAGAACAGCCGTTAATGAGAGAATTTTCTTTAGATAGTGACATGATAGATAAAAACATTCCTGTCATTAAGAATAAACTAATTGGCTTACTAATGACTAATTTAAAGAAGTATGAACCAAGAGCACTGCTTAAAAACTTAGATCTAAAATTAGAAAATAATGACTTAGAAATAATGCTAGAAATAGAGGTGATTATATGAATGAAGATACTTATGAAATAATCGATGCTAATGCTGAAGAACTAAGACAGCAAATGCAGGAAAAGTTCGAAGAACTTAGTGGACGGAAAATCTCTAAGTATTCACCTGAAGGACTTATCTTTGCCAGTGTTGCTTATCTCATAGCTATGAGAGAAGAGAATTACAATGATAATCTAAAGCAGAATTACTTAAAATATGCTAGAGATTATAGATTAGACTTATTGGGAGATAGATACGGAGACAGAGGATTAAGACTAGAAGAGCAATATGCTAAAGCTACTTTTAGATTTTCTATCATATCTGCTAAACAAAAGAAAATAGTCATACCAAAAGGGAGTTTGATTAGATATAATGACCTTTATTTTGAAACAAATGAAGAGTATTCTATAGCAGAAAATACCTTATATGTAGATGGTATTGCTACTTGTAAGACAGCTGGAACGATAGGGAATAATATCCCTATAGGACACATCAATACGATGGTTGACTTATACCCTTACTTTTCTAAAGTAGAAAATATCACTATTTCAAATGGCGGGACAGACTTGGAAGAAGATGAGGTCTATAGAGAAAGATTAAGACTTGTTCCTGACTCTTTTTCTGTTGCGGGTTCAGTTGGAGCTTATGTGTTTTGGACTTTATCAACATCTCCAGAGATAGTTGATGTTACTGTTAAGAGTCCAAACCCTTGCGAAGTTGATATCTACGTACTTACAAAAGATGGAGTTCCTTCTGAAGAGTTGAGAAACCAAGTATTGAAAGTTGTAAACTCAGATGAAATAAGACCTTTGACAGATAAGGTTACTATAAAAAGCCCTGAAGTTGTAGATTACAAAGTTGAATTTGATTATTACATAAATAAAGCAGATGAAAACAATATTAATTTAATAAAAGCTAAAGTACAAACAGCAGTAAATGAGTATGTAGAATGGCAAAAAAATAAATTAGGTAGAGATATAATACCTGACGAGTTAATCAAAAGATTAAAACTCGCTGGAGTAAAAAGAACTGTCATCACTTCTCCAGTTTACAAAAAGCTAGAACCTCATCAGTTTGCTAAGTGTAATACAAATGTAGTAATCAATTATTTAGGAGTTGAAGACATATGATATTAATAGATGACTTGAAATTAACAGACATTGCTGCAGTATCTACTTTAGATGATGCTACGACTAAATGGATATATGAGTCTATAGACTATGTCTTGAGAGGTAGAAACTCTATCATAAACAGTGAATTAAAAAAGCTTGAAATGATAGATTTAATGAATGAGCAAGAGATTAATATGCTGTTATGGGAATACTCTATATACACTAAAAATGCAACTCTTGAAGAAAAGAAAAAAATAGTTAAAAGGGCTATATTTTCTAAAATTAACATGGGTACAACTAAGGTATTAAAAGATGTGTGCGGTCTGTTGTACAAAGGGTTTGATGTAAAAGAATGGACTGCTTACAATGGTAGACCTGGAACTTTTAGAATATATACAGATAAGAAAATAGTAGATCCTAAAGAGTACAGAGAATTAATGGAAAACATAGAAGCTAATAAGAACGTTAGAAGCCATTTAGACTATATAGAGTTAAAACAAGTAAACACATCTAAATACTACATATCAGGCTTTAAAGAAGTGACTTTATTAGCAACTAAGGAAAATAAAAAGAAAGACTTTACTGTAAATAATGCTATTTACATAAAAGCATATAAACAAGTTATAGGAGGTATTAGCAAATGAAATTCAATGGAATAACGAAAAAAGGTAGAGAATACTTGGCTAAAATTCAGGCAGAGAACAAGCCTATTAACTTTTCTAAGATTAAAATTGGTGACGGTAGACTAGATAATTATGACAACCCAGCAGAGTTAGAACATTTGATTAATCAAAAAGTTGAGAAAGGAATTCTGACTTTAAACCAGGAACATGACACAGTTATTTTGACTACTAACATAGATAACGTAAGTCTTAGAACAGGGTATTATCCAAGAGAAATCGGTGTGTTTGTTAATGATAATGGGCAAGAGATAATGTACTATTACATGAATGATGGAGACGAAACTTCTTGGATACCGCCTGAAACTGACGGTCCATTTAAGATAGAATTGAAACTTAACTTAATTGCATCTAATGCTCAATCTATTGTAGTGGAAGGAGTTGGAAAAGATCTATACATCACAAAAGAATTCTTAGAAACTAACTATACACAAAAAGGTGGATATACAGGAACAGCTCAAGAAATTGATGATAGATTAGTCTCTGCACTTGGAAAAGAAGATGGAAAATTCCCTTTAACAGAAGCAGTAAAAGGGAATGTTTACTATTTCCCAGGAAACAAGAAATTCTACATTTGTAAAGAAGCTCAAAATAGAAGAGTAAGTGTTCCAGATGGGAACTTTGAAGAACTATCAATTTGGGAAAATCGTAAGAGATTGGAAAATTTATCCAAATATGAATCTGTAAATAAAACCACTGGAACTAGATATACAGATTTACAGTTTGAAAAAATAGGTAACGTTGGACATGTATTTCTAGATATACCTTCTGGAGTATCAAAAACTCTAACAAACGGATCTTTACTATTCACTTTTCCTAAAGAATTTAAGCCTAAAAGTTTTAATTTGAAGGTAT